AAGAGTATTTTACGTAGACGTTGGTCAGCTTCCAAAACAAAAAGCTGAACAATATATGCGTGATATGATGAGCCGTTTCCGCACTCGGTTAATTTATAACCAAGATACTGGTGAAATCAGAGATGAGCGCAAATTCATGTCTGTTCTGGAAGACTATTGGTTACCTCGCCGTGAAGGTTCGCGTGGTACAGAGATCACCACCTTGCCGGGAGCACAATCTCTTTCCCAAATTGAAGATGCCGAGTACTTCAAAAAGAAACTTTACGGTGCCCTCAATGTACCACTAAGTCGTTTGACTCCAGAAAGCAATGGTTTCAACATGGGTAGATCTACTGAGATCACTCGTGAAGAAATTAAATTCTATAAGTTTATTGACAGATTAAGATTTCAGTTTTCCAAATTATTCTTGGATACACTCAGAGTTCAGTTGCTTCTTAAAGGAGTAATGACAGACGAGGATTGGAGACAGCTCAAAACAGATATCAAAGTAGTTTTCAACACCGACAACTATTTCTGGGATCTAAAAGAAGCAGAAATTCTTTCAGAGCGTATAAAAATGCTTTCTTTTGTTGAGCCATACATTGGTAAATATTTCTCTACAGATTATGTAAAAACCAATATCTTGAAATATTTGCCTGAAGATCTGATTGAATTAGAAAAACAAATGCAGATTGACAGACAACGAATAGCACAGGAGCAAGCAGCAATGGCTGCACAGCAAGCAGCACAAGCCCAAGAAGGCCAGCCTCAGTAATATGAAAAATATCACTACTACACTATTAAAAAACAGTATTGAAGGATTGTTATCCAAAAATGAGAAATTTTTTAAACAAAATTTAACTCAAGCTTTGGCAATAAAACTTCATGAAAGCTTTTTGCAAGTCAAAAATAATGTATCTAAAAAGTTATTATATACTGAAGAACAAACGCCTGATTCTATTGAATTAAAAGAATTTATTGATTTTACAGAAAATTTTAATCCAGGAATACATAAATTTAAAAATGGTTTTAGTATAAATATCTCAGAGTCTGATGTAGTTTTGTTAAAAAAACTTTTTGAATCTTTGAGTCCTGAAAATAGACAAAAAATGGTATCAGAGATTTTAACAAATGAAGAAGCTTTAAAACAACATCTAACATTTTCACAGAAAGTAAAAAATTTAATATGAAAAACAACATCCGCCAAATGATCAAAAATGTAGTACAAGAAAACGCCGTATCCTTTAAAAATGAAACCTCAAAGGTTCTTTATAACAAGGTAGGGCAACGTCTACAAGAACAGTACAAAACTGTTGCCAAAACCATTTTAGGCAAGAAAGAACAAGAATGAAGCTAATCACGGAACTAACAGAAGACATTAAGTACATCAAAGAGAATGTAGGAAATGGTGAAAAGACCTACTTCATTGAAGGTGTCTTCATGCAATCTGGCGTAAAAAACCGCAATGGCCGCATATATCCACAAGGCACTTTATTAAAAGAGTGCAAGCGTTATATCAATGAATATGTTGATAAAGGTCGTGCATTGGGTGAATTGAACCATCCAACTGGCCCAACAGTCAATCTTGACCGAGTATCCCACATTGTCAAAGAACTCCATGAAGATGGTCAAAACATCTATGGTAAAGCTAAAGTTTTAGATACCCCAATGGGAAAGATTGTAAAAAATCTTATCGATGAGGGTGCGCAACTTGGTGTATCAACTCGTGGTATGGGTTCTCTAAAAGCTAAGAATGGTTACCAAGAAGTTCAAGAAGACTTTATGTTGGCCGCTATTGATATCGTTGCCGATCCATCTGCTCCAAATGCCTTTGTAAACGGTATCATGGAAGGCAGGGAATGGATGTTTGTTGAAGGATCGTGGCAAGAAAGAGAAGCTGCCGAAGCAAGAAAACTTATTAAAACATCACCTTCCAGACTTCTTAATAGAAATATTGTCAACGTATTTGAAGAATATTTCCGTAAAATAAAATAATGTCTCACTTACCAGAACAAGCCAAGTTATATTTGGTTGAATCTTTAAATAATAAAATATTTGAAGAAAAAACCAAAGAAAAAACATTTAAATCAATTACTGGTTCTGATCCAGGAATGGGCGTTGGTACACCCGAACCAAAAGGTAAGAAAAAAGAACCAAATGTATTGTTTGGGGACACCGAAGATTTTAATGTTGCTGGAGTTTCACTAAGTCCAGAAGTTGTTGCAACAGGATTGTATGGTGCTGGAAAAGCTGCAGATTATGCAGCGGATTGGCTTGATGCATTTGGTGCACAAAAACTTGGTGGTGCTGCTGCAAAAGCTATTAATGCATCCGGTGTTGGTAATATTCCTGTTCTTGGTAGTGTAGTAAATGCAATTGGCTCGGGATTAGTTTCCGCTATTCCCGGTGCATCATCAACACTTTTGAGACAAGTTTCAGATATAAGTGGTGCTAATTGGTTTGATGCAAATATTAAGAAAATTGGTAGAAGCACACAAGAATTGGCTGCACAGGGAGCCGGAAGCCCATGGACTGCTCTTGCAATACCCGGACAAGCAAAATCTGAACGAAAACCATATGATCCAAATAAAGAACAAGATGATGCTATAAAGAGAGCTAGACGTGATGAAGAGATTACAGCTTTGAGATCTAAGGGTTATAAAATTCCATAACTATTAAAACTACTAAATAATTTACAAGGATTCCTTTTTATGAAAAACACACGCAAGAATAATATTACAGAAGAAAACGCAGCCATGGCTGGATACCCAATATCCGCTGGTGGCTCGGATAGAGATATGTCGGGAAGAGGCTCCCAAATTGCATCACCCATTGTTGCTGGCATTCCTGCAGTAATGGCTGGAATTGGTAAGCCCGGAGTTCCCGCAACAATGTCTGCTTCAGTCGGAATGGCCGCTGCTCCCAAGCAATCTTATTCCGATGAGTCTGAAGAAGAAACCGAAGAAGTCGAAGAAGGTGGCGAAAATGAACCCGTTGAAACTAACGAAGAATTGAAAGCAGAATTTCATGATGCTTTGATTTCTCTTCTTGGTGAAGACGTTTCCCCATCGCTCATCAATCAACTAGAAGCTATCTTTGAAGCAGCCGTCACTGAGCGCGTTGAAACCAAAGTTGCCAAGATTCTAGAAAACGTTGATGGTAATGTAAAGAATTATCTTGATAATGTCACCGAATCTCTAGTTGAGAAGGTTGATGATTATCTAGATTATGTTGTCGAAGAATGGATGACCGACAATGCAGTTGCAGTTGAGCAAGGTGTCAAGACACAAATTGCAGAAAACTTCATCAGCGGTCTAAAGAACCTCTTTGAAAACCACTACATTGACGTTCCTGCCGAGAAGTACAATGTTCTTGATGAACTCTATGCTTCAAACCGCGAACTAGAAGCCAAACTCAATGAAGCCGTTAAGTACAATATGAACCTCAAGAAGGAAGTTTCTTTGACAGAATGCGCAGGCATCTTTGTTGCTGAAACCAGAGAACTTGCAGATACACAAATTGTCAAGCTACAAAATCTAATGGAAAATGTAGCCTTTACAAGCCCCGAAGAATACCGCGAAAAGCTTGTTGCTATTCGTGAAAATTACCTAACTCGTTCTCGTCCAGTTTCTTCAAGAAATATTGAACCAGAACAAACTTTCGTTCCTGTCAAACAAACATCAACAAACCTCGTAGAAAACTACGCAGGTGCACTTGGTAGACTCAATAAAAAAGTCTAAACTTTCACTTTACTAAATAATTTTACTCAATTAGGAGATAATAACTACAATGAATTTTCAAGAAAACACACCATATGACATTCTCACAGAAAAGTGGGACCCTGTCTTAAATCACGAAGCCCTTCCCACAATCAAAGATGACTATCGCAAGAAAGTCACTGCCGTTCTTTTGGAAAATCAAGAACAAGCTATTCGCCAACAACATCTCTATGAAGATATGAATGGCAACGGCAATCTTGGTGGCCCAGCTTCTTCCGCCTCATATAATACCGGTGCAGTATCTGGTTATGACCCCGTTCTAATCAGCCTCATTCGTCGTTCTATGCCAAATCTAATGGCATACGATATCTGCGGCGTTCAACCAATGACAGCTCCAACCGGCCTCATCTTTGCTATGCGTGCTAATTACCAATACGCTGGTTCTGCTAAGACCTATAACCAAGCTGGTTACGTTGAAGCTATGTTCCAAGAACCACAAGCTTCTTACGGTGGTTCAGGTTGGACTTTGGGCTCAACCTTTGCCAGTTCTAAGGGTCTATCAGCTGGTTACAACTTTGGTACTGGCGTTGTTCCAAGTGGTGCCGAATTACAAAATCTTCGTGGCATATTGACTTCCAGCGGCGAAGGTATTGGTAACAATCCACTAAGCTTCTCTGCTGGTGGTACCGGTGGTTACACCAATCCACAATATGGAACTTGGAATCAAATGGCATTCAGCATCGACCGCGTTGCTGTACAAGCCAAGACCCGTGCTCTAAGCAGCAACTATACCGTCGAACTCGCCCAAGATCTCAAGGCTGTTCACGGTCTAGATGCCGAAGCAGAGTTGGCCAATCTTCTTAGCACCGAAATTCTTGCCGAAATTAATCGTGAAATCGTCAAGACCATTTACTACGTTTCTAAGAATGGTTCTCAACAAAATGACCTCAGCACTCCAGGTACATACAACCTTGATGAAGATTCAGATGGCCGTTGGTCTGCTGAACGTTTCCGTGGTCTTAGCTTCCAAATCGAACGCGAATGCAATGCAATCGCCAAGGAAACCCGCCGTGGTAAGGGCAACTTCATCATCTGCGATAGCGATACCGCAGCAGCTCTCGCCATGTCTGGATTCATGAGCCTAAGCCCTGCCATCTCACCACAAATCAATGCTGATGATACTCAAAGCACCTTTGCTGGTGTTCTAAGTGGTAAGATCAAAGTTTACATTGATCCATATAGCCCACTCGGTTATAACTTCTTCGTTGCTGGTTATAAGGGTGAATCGCCATATGATGCTGGATTGTTCTACTGCCCATACGTTCCGCTACAAATGGTACGTGCAGTTGATCCAAATACTTTCCAACCTCGTATTGCCTTCAAGACCCGCTATGGTGTAGTTGCTAATCCATATGTTCTCAATAGCAACAACGTTCCAGACGCTGATACCTTGACTGCCGGTCTTAACCAATACTACCGTCTCACCAAGGTTACCAATCTCCACGGTAACACCATCTAATTGATGGGGTCTTGAGAAAAATAGGAAACCTTTCGAAGTC